ATACTTTCATTGCAGATTTTAAAAAAGAATTTATGAGTATGTCTGCTGAGCAGATATCATTTCCTAGGTCTTGTAATAATATGAGAAAATATGGTAGTAGTAAAGATGTGTTTATCAAAGGTACACCAATACACGTTAAAGGTTCATTGATTTATAATCATCAAGTAAAACAATTTGGATTACAGAATAAGTATCCTTATATTCAAGAAGGAGATAAGATTAAATTTATTAAATTGTTAGCGGCAAATCCATTTAAGTTTGATGTGATTAGTTATATAACTAAACTACCAAAAGAGTTTAATCTACAAGAATATATTGATTATGAAGTACAGTTTGAGAAAACTTTCCTAGACCCTATGAGATTTATATTGAATTCAATAGGTTGGGAACACGAAAAGAAAGCAAGTCTGGAGGCGTTTTTTGGATGATAGACCAGTTATTATTTCTAGCTATTATAGTATTTGCTGTAAGAGTAGGAGAGATATTTGCTATGACTAAAATATCATTTTGGAAGTTTTGTTTAATGTTATTATTAATTAAATTTGTGGCGGTAAGTTATGTTAGTTAACGAAGAAAGTTTAAAACATTTAAAAACACTTAAAGAGAATACGTTTGATTCGTGTGTAACTGATCCACCATATCATTTGGCGTCTATACTTAAACGATTTGGACCAGGTCAAAAAGGAATTAATAATAAAGATGAGAAAGAAGGTCGTAATGGACCTTATCATAGAGCTGCAAAAGGATTTATGGGACAGACTTGGGACGGTGGTGATATAGCATTTAATAAAGATTTTTGGAAAGAAGTATATAGAGTTATGAAACCTGGTTGTGTTCTATTGGCATTTGCTGCCACTAGAAATTATCATAGAATGGCAGTTGCAATTGAAGACGCAGGTTTTGAAATTTTTGATATGATAAACTGGATATATGGTAGTGGATTTCCTAAAAGAAAAAATTATTTGAAACCTGGTCACGAACCTATTGTAATGGCACGTAAAGGAGTTAATAAAAGTTTAAACATAGATGAGAGTAGAGTACCTGGATATGAGTGGGACACAACTAAAAACAGAAGAGAACCTAAAAAACATAAAGAAGCAGTTTATAAATTAGGTTTAAAGAAAACAGGTGCAGGAGAAAAAATAAAAGGAAGATATCCTGCTAATGTTATACACGATGGAATAGCAGAAGAGTGGGCAAAGTATTTTTATTGTCATAAGGCAAGTAAAAAAGAAAAAGGAGATACTGAACACCCTACAGTTAAACCATTAGATTTAATGAGATATCTTGTTAAGTTAGTTACACCTAAAGATGGTACAGTATTGGATCCATTTGCAGGTACAGGTACTACTGGTGAGGCTGCATTATTAGAAGGTAGAAAATACTATTTAATAGAAAGAGAAAAGAATTATTTTAAAGACATAGAGAATAGATTAAAGAAAGTGAATAAGTTTTTTGTATGACATTATTACTTGCATTGACTTTATCAGCTTTATGTATTATAATACCAATGTTATTATTAATATTATGGAACAATGAAAAACCTAGACCTTAAACAATACGCAAACGAAAATAGACTGCCTATAATGGACACTATTCAATTTGATAGATGGACAGAAGAGTTAGGTAAAGAAAAATTTAGAGAATTATTATCAGAATATATTGCTGAAAATAGACCAGAATTTCCTTTAAGAAAAATATCTTATGATGATATGCGTAATAATATAATTGCATTATCAAAGTATGATACTTCTGCTATATGTACACCTAAAGAACAAATAACTAAAGATGTATTTGAAAAGTATGAAGATTACAAATATAATTTTAAAGAATATGGTTTAGGTATCATAGATGGTCCTAATACATTTAATACTTCTTCTAATTATTTTATGCAAGAGTTGAGATTAAATTGTTCTAGTTATGGATTTAGAGCGCCGATAGAAGTTTGGCAAAATGGTAATGCAAGAGATATATGGAAGTGTTTAGGTCCTATATGGAGAGGTATTAATACAAAAAGAGTTTTAGATGAAGATGTATATATGAGTGCATTTAGATTGGGTACATATATTGCAACACAATTTAAACCAGTTGTTGCAAAAACAATATATGATTTAACCAATGCAGAAACAGTATTAGATACCAGTTGTGGTTGGGGAGATAGACTTGCTGGTTTCTTTGCTAGTAAGGCAACACACTATTATGGTTGTGATCCTAATCCAAATACATATAGAATATATCAAAAACAGATAGAAGAGTATAGTAAATTCTTTAAAAACAAAACTGTTAAGATATGGAATTGTGGTGCAGAAGACTTACCTTATAATGAACTACCAAATATAGATTGTGCATTTACAAGTCCACCTTACTTTAGTACTGAACAATATAATAAAGGTGGTGAGAAAGAAGAGAATCAATCTTGGTTTAAGTTTAATGAATATGAACAATGGAGAGATAATTTTTATCTTCCAGTTGCAGAAAAGACTTTAAGTAAATCAAAATATATGTTTGTTAATATTATGGATCCAAAAATTAAGACTGTAAGATATAGGTCAAGTGATGAACTAGTTGATAGATTTAAAGATAAGTTTTTAGGTCAGATTGGTATGAGAATTATGCAAAGACCACAAGGTAATAAGAAATTTAAGACTAAAGAAGAGTTAAATATCTTTATGGCTATGACTTATATTGAAAATGTATGGTGTTTTGGTGAGAAGATAGACCTATTTAAGAATTCAAGATTAGGGACGCTAGAGGCATTTATATAAATATGTATGAGAATAACAGTATATAGAAGATATAATGATTACATTAGTCAAAATTTTCTACCAACGGAACTTGACTCGGTAAGAGAATTATGTTATATTAACAACATCAAATGGTACACAATAAGTTATACGGAAGAGGAGTGGAACGAATATGAAAGACTTTCTAAAAGAAATAATTAAAGAAACAGGAAATGAATTTGCTAGTTTAGCAAGTGATGGAATCACAGCAGGTGATGTAACTTCATTTATAGATACAGGTTCTTATTCTTTTAATGCTCTCTTATCAGGTTCAATTTATGGTGGACTACCAGGCAACCGTATAACAGCAATCGCAGGCGAGGCCGCAACTGGTAAAACATTTTTTGCATTAGGTATTTTAAAAAATTATTTAGATAAAGACAAAGACGCAGGCGTTGTTTTATTTGAATCAGAAAATGCAGTATCAAAAGATATGATAGAGGCAAGAGGTGTTGATAGTTCCAGAGTTGTAGTTGTACCAGTATCAACAGTACAAGAATTTAGAAGTCAATCAATAAAAATATTAGACAAGTATTTACAACAATCAGATTCAGAAAGAAAACCTTTGATGTTTGTATTAGATAGTTTAGGTATGTTATCTACTACAAAAGAAATGACAGACACAGCAGAAGGTAAAGAAACAAGAGATATGACTAGAAGTCAAATAGTCAAATCTACATTTAGAGTTTTAACACTTAAACTAGGACAAGCAAATGTTCCTATGTTAATGACCAATCACACTTATGATGTTATTGGTTCTATGTTCCCACAAAAAGAAATGGGTGGCGGTTCAGGATTGAAATACGCTGCCTCTACAATCATCTATCTAGGTAAACGAAAAGAAAAAATCGGTACAGAAGTAGTTGGTAATATTATTCATTGCAAAACCTATAAGTCAAGAATCACAAAAGAAAATTCTCAAATTGATGTTAAGTTAACATATAAAAGAGGACTAGATAAACATTATGGTCTTCTTCAACTTGGTGAAGAGGCAGGTATCTTTAAGAAAGTATCAACAAGATATGAAATGCCAGATGGTTCTAAAGTATTTGGTAAAGCAATCAATGATGAACCAGAAAAATATTTTACAAAAGAAGTATTAGAAAAAATAGATGAACACGCAAGACAAAAATTCACATACGGATCAGACGAAGAGTAAAAGATTCACCTATGCTCAAAGAGAAGGTGATGATTTTTCTTGTATAAAACTTAAAGAAGGTAAGTATAGAGGTGTAATATATCATTATGGCAAACTTGGATTTGCTAAAGATGAAAATCCTGATGGTACTTTACCTATGAAGTTTGATTTTGTTGTTAAAGTAAATCCTACAGATGAAGTATTGAACGTTGACAATAATGAGTTTGTGGAGTATATTGGTGATATATTAATAGAAATTTTAGAAACACAATTAAAAGATGGTACAGCAGTCATTTCATAATTCAGATAGATTAGAAACAACTATCTTAAATAATCTTTTCTTTCACGAAGATTATGCTAGAAAAGTATTACCTTTCTTAAAAGAAGATTACTTTCCATTACGAACTGATAAGATTTTATTTACAGAAATATATAAGTTTGTTGAGAAGTATAATAATATACCAACAAAAGAATCTATTACAATTGAATTAGGGCAAAGAAAAGATATTAATGAAGATGAAATTAATACATTAAAAGATAATATTAATTCTATAACTAAAATAGATTCCGATCCTAAATGGTTGTTAGATGTAACTGAAAAGTTTTGTAAAGATAGAGCAGTACATAATGCTGTATTAGATGGTATTAGAATTTTAGATAAGAAAGATACTAAAAGAACACCAGAAGCAATACCTAGTATATTAGCAGACGCATTAGCAGTATCTTTTGACCAACATATAGGTCACGATTATATAGATGACGCTGATAGAAGATTTAAATGGTATCATACTAAAGAAACAAAATATCAATTTGATTTAGATTATATGAATAGAATAACCAAAGGTGGTATTCCAAGTAAGACTTTGAATATTGCATTGGCAGGCACAGGTGTAGGTAAGTCTTTGTTTATGTGTCATTGTGCAAGTGCTTATTTGGCACAAGGTTTAAATGTATTGTATATCACTTTAGAAATGGCAGAAGAAAGAATTGCTGAAAGAATTGACGCAAACTTATTAGATGTAACTATGGACGATTTACATACAATGCCAAAAGATTTATATGATAATAAAATAGAGAAGATAAGACAGAAGACTGGTGGTAAATTAATTATTAAAGAATATCCAACAGCGTCTGCTCATAGTGGACACTTTAGAGCATTGTTTAATGAACTTGCATTAAAGAAAAGTTTTAAACCAGATGTAGTGTTCATAGATTATTTAAATATATGTGCGTCAAGTAGATTTAAAGGTGGTAATATAGGTTCTTATTTCTATATCAAAGCAATTGCAGAAGAATTAAGAGGACTTGCAGTAGAATTTAATGTACCATTGTTTTCTGCTACACAAACAACAAGAACTGGTTTTATGAGTACAGATATAGGACTAGAAGATACAGCAGAAAGTTTTGGATTACCAGCAACAGCAGACTTTATGTTTGCAATCATATCAAATGAGGATTTAGAAGCATTAGGACAGTTAAAAATTAAACAATTGAAGAATAGATATAACGATCCAGGTATTAATAGGTCATTTATTATAGGTGTTGATAGAGCAAAAATGAGATTGTATGACGTAGGTCAACAAGCACAAAACATAGTTGACTCAAATCAACAAGAAGAACAACCAAAAGAAAAAGATATCGCTTACGATAAGTTTTCGGATTTTAAAGTATAATGGATACTCAACCAATTTTTACACTAGATATATGGAAGAAATATAATTTTTTAAATGATGATGAAATAGATTTAGTAACTAATAGTATTTTACAAAAAGATTTATTAGATTATAATTTCTTTAAAGGTTCTGCTAAGTCAACATACGTTGCTATGCAAGAACAAAACCCTAACATTTTAGATTTTCATAGTGATATACAAAAAAAAATTTTAAAAGAAGTACCAATAGCTGCACCTAATCAAAGAATGGCAGACTCTTGGTGTAATATACAAGGTAGAGATAGTACATTAGAGTGGCATAATCATCCTAATTCAGTTATTTCTGGTATTATATTTCTAAAATGTGATGAACATAGTAGCAAGTTAGTCTTTAAAAATCCACTTACTCCAAGGCCACCAACTGCTGTTTCACCACACGAACAAATTTATGAATTAACACCTGAAAAAGGACTATTGGTAATGTGGCCTAGTTATTTAATGCACGGTTCAGGTGGTAGTGTTAATCAAAGTGATGAAAGGATAGTATTAAGTTTTAATACGTACTGGAAATAATATGGGCAGACCTAGATTTTATAAGAGTAATAAAATGGTTCCTACTAAAGAATATAAAGCTAATTGGGAAGATATTTTTGGGGATAAAAAGAAAAAGAAAAATGGCAAAACAAAAAGTAAGGTTCAGCAGAAACGACAAGAGACCAGCAAAGTATAAGTATACACTTTCTTACGAAACGAAACCAGTTAAGAAAGGTAGAAAGATACTTTGGCAGGTAGTAGAGAAACCTACAGGCTCTATTATATCAGAAACGTTTTTTGAAGAAGACGCAGATAAATTAGCAAAATTTCAAAACAAACATAAAGTCTGGCAAGAAAATGGTGGCGTTGTCAAGCACTTATGTGTTCGTGTTCAGCCCAAATAGCTCAATTGGTAGAGCAACTGATTTGTAATCAGTAGGTTGGAGGTTCAATTCCTTCTTTGGGCACCATATAAATAGTTATAAAGAGAGAGATATGGCATACGAAGCTTCAGAAATCTGTACAGCGGCAGCATTAATGTTTACTACAGATGAACTAAAAAAATTACAAGTAGGTTTTAATTCAAACAAATTAGATAGGGATGATTTAGTTGAAAAACTAGAAGAAGCTAAATCACTTATGAAAATTGGTAGACCTAAAGCTAAAGTTGGCCAGGTTGTTTTTGCAGATGGTTCGCAAGAACAAGGGTTTATGAAAATACTTGATTCAAGTAATGATAAAATCTTAAGCGATTTTGCTGTAGGTATATCAGCTGCATTAGGTATTCGTGGTTTTGCTAGAAAAAAAGGCGACAATCAACCAACTAAAAAAGTTTTTATGACTGGCTCTAAATGGCCTAGTGAGATTGAAAAGTTTTCTTTACCTGAAGGTGGAGGATATCAATATAATTCTGCTGATATAATGGTTGAAAATAATTCTGCTAAAGCAAGAGTAAAAAAATATTACGGCATTTCTTTAAAGAAAAAATCAACTCAAAAGGCTACCCCACCACCACTTATTAATAAAGCATTTGATAGACTTATAGAAGGTGATTCAACCTTTAATAAATTAATGAAAGATGTTGATGAGTTTAAGTATAAATTTTTTGCTGATAGATTAAAGCAAGCAATTACCAATAAAATTATAAAAATAAAAGGCTTTTCATTACCATCAAACAATAAAGAAATATTTTATAAAACAATTAAGCATCCTTATAAAACAGGAAACATAAAACTAATTGATTTAAAAGGTGAAGGAGTAATAAAAAATAACTTTGATATTAAAAAGGCAGCAGATAAAATTTTAATTCAAAAATTATTTGCAAAAAATAAAGATGGCTCAGGAGATTTACCAAATACACAATGGAAATTGAGAAAGTTTATGAACGAATCTTTATATGGTGGTTCTAAAAGTAAATATTGGCAAGGTGTATTAAAACTTATGAATGAATATGCTGAAAAATTTGCAGAAGGTCTTATTGATGTTATTTTAAAAGTTAATTTATTCAATAAATTAAAAAAGAAAGATATAGATGAAGCGGAATTTGATTTTCAATTGACAACAGGTGTAGGTAATGTTACCTCAAAGGGTAATGTAACTGTAGGCAATTCAGTTGACTTTCAAGTTAATACTTTACTTTGTGGCTATCATAGAATTGAGAAAAAAATGAAAGGTAAGAAGTGGGAAATTGTTATGAGGGATGAAAGTGTTAAAGGTGATTCTGTTGAAGAAGCAGCTAAAATTAAAATGTGGTTAAAGAGAGGTAATGTTAAAATATTTAATTTAGAATTAAGATATAAAGGTGCCTTCGGATCACAACCACAATTTACAGGAACTCTACATCCAGAATTTAAAGAATTGTTAGAGAAAGAATGTACATAAATAGTATTATATGATTTGTTAATGGATATTTGAAGATAGATTATACTAATGGAATAAATGAGGAATAATGTTTAGTTTTAAAGGTTTTACCACAAACGACAAGAATACACACCTAGAACACCTAGAAGATGATATAATCAATAGAGGTTCATCTGGTGGAGTTAATGCAATTAACTTTCTAAAATCAGTAAGAGATATGCTCGCAGGTCACTCGGGAGCAAAAATCAATACTACTGTTAAATGGGATGGCGCACCTGCTATTATATGTGGGGTCAATCCTGAAAACGGTAAATTCTTTGTTGGTACTAAATCAATATTCAATAAAACTCCTAAAATCAATTACACAACAGCAGACATAAGACAAAACCATTCTGGTGCTGTCGCTCAAAAACTAACAGTATGTCTTGCTCATCTATCTAGTTTAAATATTAAACAAATTTTACAAGGTGATTTATTATTCACTAACGATACAAAATCAGCTTCAATTGATGGTGAAAAAATGATAACCTTTACACCAAATACAATCACATATGCAGTACAGGCAAGTAGCAATATTGGTAAGAAGATTGCTCGTGCTAAAATGGGTATAGTATTTCATACAATGTATACTGGTAAAGATATGAAAAGTTTAAATGCAAGTTTTGGTAATGTTAGAGGATCAGGTAATTCAAGAGTATGGGTAGCAAGTGCTTCTTATAAAGACGATTCTGGTTCTATTACTTTTACTAAAACAGAATTGAATACATTTAATGCTCAATTAAGAATGGCAGAAGGTTCATTAAGTAGAGCAAGTAAAGTATTAGATGAAATGACAAGTCGTGCTAGTGACCCTTTATCTGTAGGGTTTAGATTAAAAGCATTTTTCAATCATTACATTAGAAATAATAAAGGTAGTATGGCAAAGGTTAAAGTCTTACAAGATATGTTTAGAGATTATTATGAGAACGTTTTGAAGACAGAAATAGACCAAAGAAAAACTGAAAAAGCAAAACAAAAATATAGAGATATATTAGCAAATGGATTAAGATTTATTAATCAAAATAAATCAGGTTTATATATGGCGATAGCAAGTCACGTAACTTTAGGCAATGCGAAGAACACATTGATACAAAAGATGAATCAAATTCAACAGATAGGACACTACATTAAAACTGGAACAGGTTATAGAGTAACAGCACCTGAAGGATATGTTGCAGTAGATAGAGTAGCGGGTGCAGTAAAAATAGTAGATAGATTAGAATTTAGTAGGGCAAACTTTACGTTGCCAAAAGGATGGAAATAAATGAAGTTTAAAGAATTTTTATTACAAGAAGGTTTATATGACCCAGGTATATTTAAAGCTTTCTTTATGGCAGGAGGACCTGGTAGTGGTAAATCATTTATCGCTAGTAATACTTTTGCAGGTTCTGGATTAAAATTTGTAAATTCAGACCAAGTATTTGAAAGAGGTTTAAAGAAGGCAAATCTTTCAGATAAAATGCCTGACCAAGAAAAATATTTTAGAGATATTATAAGAAATAATGCCAAAGGTACAACAAAAAGACAATTAGATACTTATGTAACTGGTAGATTAGGTTTAGTTATTGACGCAACTGGAAGAGATTATGGAAGAATAAGTGCAGAATATAATCAACTACACTCATTAGGTTATGATTGTTATATGATATTTGTTAACACAACATTACCTGTTGCGTTAGAAAGAAATCAAATTAGAAGTAGAACTATACCAGAATATATTGTTAAATCATCTTGGGAAAAAGTACAATCTAATATAGGTAAGTTTCAAAGATTATTTGGTCAATCAAATTTTATTGTAGTAGATAACAATAGGTCAGATAAAGAACTAGTGTCACAAACTTTACAAAACTGTGACAGATTAGTTAGACGATATATGAGGCAGCCAATTAAAAGTTATCTTGCAAAAACTTGGATGACAAAAGAAAAAATGTACAGAAACAAATTAAACGAAAGTATTATAGACGCTCCTAGAAATACATATGCACCTGGAGTTTTTGATGACTATGAAACTAAAACACCTAGAATTAAACCTAGTGTTAGAGAAATAGTTGACAATCAACTTAAAGAATTTGGTAAAGAATATCCAGTTTTAAAAGTTAGTTTAGTAGGTTCTATACTTACAAAGAGATATAGAAAGGACGCAGATTTAGATTTTAATGTACTGTTTGATGTACCTGTAGATAAACAAGAAGAAGAAAGATTAAGATTATCTCATAAGTATCTATCTGCTAAAAGTCCAGAAAAGATTAATGGTAAATTAATACCTGATACACAACACCCTATTAACTATTACATCATTACTGATCCTATAACTCATCAAGACCAAGAGGATAAAGCAGACGCAGTATTTGATTATAGAGGTAATGTATTTACTAAAAGACCAGCAGACTATACGTTTGATATGAAATTATATATGTCAGCATATCAAAGAAAGGTACAAGAGATAGATGTAGTTAAAGGAGAATTAAAAAGAGATATTATAGACTATGATGAATTAAAAGATTTACAACCAGATGATATTTTAAACTTACAAGAAAAGATTAATGAGAAGTTAGAAGAGATTGAACAATCTATAAAAGATATTGTTGATATTGGAGATGATGTATTAACTGCTAGAAGAGCTGCGTTTGATTCTGATATGACACCAGAACAAATTAAAACGTTTAGTATTAAAAATAGATTACCTAAAAATGTAGTCTATAAGTTATTAGAGAAATATCATTACTTAAAATTCTATAAGAAATGTAAAGAGATATTAGATGATAATAAAGTTACAGACGCTGAGATAGATAGTTTAAAATCTGAAGCAGTTGCTGATAAGTCTATTGCAATTACATTTGGAAGATTTAATCCACCTACAATAGGTCACGAAAAACTTATTAATAAAGTTGTAAGAGCAGATAGAAATTATAAAATCTATATCAGTAGGTCAGAAGATAGTAAAAAGAATCCATTATCTGCTAGAGAAAAATTATCTTTTATGAAAAAGATGTTTCCACAATATGCTAGAAACATTGAAATCAATACAACAAATATGATTTTAGATTTAGCTACTATGTTATATAACAAAGGACATAATATTTTAAAATTTGTTGTAGGTAGTGATAGAGTAAGAGAGTTTGATACTATACTTAAAAAGTATAACGACCAGAAAAATAGACACGGATACTATAACTTTAAAACAATAGATGTTATATCTGCTGGAGAGCGTGATCCAGACGCTGAAGGCGCTTCAGGTATGAGTGCGAGTAAGATGAGGGATGCTGCTCAAAAAGGTGATGTGGCGTCATTTAAGAGAGGACTACCATCTCAATTTAGAGATGTTGATGGACTGTTTAAAGCGGTCAGAAAAGGTATGGGTATAAGAGAAGACTATAAACCAGATATTTCAAAACCTGTTATGACATTAGGACAGTTTGAACAGAAACAAGTTAGAGACCTATACGTTAGGGAGATGATATTCAATATCGGAGACCAGGTCAAGTATCTTAAAGAAGATAAACAAGGTAAAGTAGTACGAAGAGGTACGAACTATGTTGTATTAGAAGATACAAATAATAATTTACACAAATGTTGGATATGGGATTGTATTCCAGTTGCCGCTGATAAAGAACCAATGTTAAGAGAGTACAACCTAGATATTGATTATGGATTTGAAGCAGTTGAAACAATACCAGTACCAAAACCATACTCACAAATTAAAGATAGTTATGAAATAGGTGCTGATTATGCTAATCATTGTAAGCAAATGACACCAGGAGAGAAAGAGGACGCACCTCCTGTTGACTCAAAAGACCGTGGAAAACCTACTGATACATACATATCACGACCAGGTAAGGCTACGGATGCTAAAGTTGGTGAGGATAAATTAACTAAAAATGAAGTAAAAGAATGGGCAACTTCAGATTCAGTAATAGATAAATATAAGGAACGTTATAAAGAAGAGTGGAAAGCGAAACTAAACGAAGTAGTCGCAAAGATGATTGAGAAACTTTAGAGAGAGAAATGGCAACTAAATTCAAAGATTACGTACACAACCTATACATTGCTGAAAGCTCGGCTATGGTTTTAAAAGGGGTTGACGATTACCTTAAAATTGCTAGGGAAAAAATTAAAAGACACCCACAATTTGCTAATTTATATAGAGACCAAAGACGTGATGTAGCTACTAGTATAGGTGGCAAGTACATTAAAATTTGGGATACTGAACGAGGACAAAGAAGAGCTATACACGCTTTTGTAGATAAAATTACAGGAGATGTTTTAAAGGCGGCTGGTGTTAATGCTCCAGCAAAAGGTGCCAGAGGAAATGTTTTAGACAAAAAGTATATGGACTCATTAAACCGTGTATTTGATACACACGGTGGACATTTATACAGTAGACATAGTTTATCATATAATTTTAAAAGAGATAATAGATTCAAATAAAATGGGCGACTTAAAAGAAGAATTAGCAAAGTGGAAAAAAAGTAGGTATCAAAAACCTATGAGCGTTGCTCTTGCGGAAGTAAGAGAAAGACACGATTGCTCTAAAGTACACCCAGGTAAAAGACACCAAGAGTGGATGAATACCGAACCTGTTAAAACAGTTAAAGAAGAAATGTTTGATGAAGGACGTATGAAGGACATCTATACGTTAGATTCAGAAGGCAAATCTGCTCAAGAGATTGCAAAGAGATTAAATTTAAGAGTATCAACAGTTAAATCCATTTTAGGAGAAAACGTTGAAACATTACACGAATTTTCAGACAGTCAAATATCACAACTTAAAAAAGAATACGAACCATTAAGAGGTAAAACAATTAGTGGAACAAATGCTAATAAGTTGATGAAAATATTTGATAAGTTTGATAAGAATAAACAGCTTTTAATTAAGATATTAAAAGCAAATATTCCATTTGTGTCAATGTTAGCGCAAGCAAGACTCATTTCAAGACACGGAGCAAACGCTTCCCAGTTGGCACAAATGAGAAAAGAAGAATTAGAAGAAGCAAAAGCACCTTTCAGATTATCTTATGACGACAAGTATGGAAAACACGCAGGTTTTGAAGACGCAAAAACATTACAAGATTTACAAAACAAAGCACAGAAATTAAGAGCTAAAGGATTTAAGATTAATAAAATGGGTAGAAATACATCACCTGTTGAACAAAAACTACCAGAACCAGAAGGTAAAACAGAAGTACCAGAAGCGTTTGCTGTACAAGTTACTAAAATGGATGGTGGTAAATTTATACACGGCAGTTATAAAACTAAAGCAGAAGCAGAAAAATGGATTAAGTGGTATAAAACTGGTGACGTAAGACAAACTAAATCAATAGAAATTGTTAAAGAAGATACTGGATATTTACAAAGTAAAATGAGTGATAAACAAATTGCTAATATTAAAAACGTATGGAAGAATAAAAAAGCAACAGATGTAACCGACGCTGTTAAACAAATGATTAAGAGAATGGATATACCTACTCAACTAGCAATTAAACACGCAGACATACCACATATATCAAAATTAATTGAAGGTTCAAATGAAGAATTAATAGAAGCTTGTTGGAAAGGTTATACGCAAGTTGGTATGAAAGAAAAAGACGGAAGACAAGTACCAAATTGTGTTCCAAATAAAGACGGTGATATTCCTAAACAACGAAAAGAAGACAACGATAAAGCATATGCAATAGGTATGGCAAAAGCAAAAGAGATTAAAAAAGACCACGGAACACCATTGAAAAAATCAACAGTAGAAAAAGGTCACGAAATTGCTAAGGCAATTAAAAAAGATGAACAAGTAGTTGGTGTAGGTCCTAAAGCAACCTTTGAAAGATTGTGGTTGAAACATAAGCGAGGAGATAAAGCAGGTAAATAACCTTATAAATAGTACTATGACATATTTAAAACAAAAACCAGGTAGTGTTGAAGAAGTAATTGCTAAACAGCAATCACAATATCAAGACCCTAATTACAAAGCAAAATTTGACGAAGCATTAAAAAACTCTATGGGTGGAATTGGTTCAATGACACCTAAAGAAAAGTCAGAATTTTTTAATAAGTTAGACACAGTTAAAAAAGAAGACGCAAAAAAAGCTCAGAAGCAAAACGTTGATAGTAAAAGAGAATTAAAAAAAGAAGAATGGAAACCTTCTAATGGAAAACACGCTGATGAAACATTAATGAAAGACTTTATTGACAAAGGCGGAAAAGTAGAAAAGATACCTGAAGGTAAAACTGCTTACATAGGTAACAAAATTAAACCACATCTAGCAAACGAAAGAAATTTAGAACGTCAAAAACAAATGACAGAAGAAACTATTTCTGAAAGAGGTGGTGCCAATACATCTTCAAAACAAGGTAGTTTTGCTAAAAGTAGAAAACCAAAATATAGATTTGGATATAGAGTTGCAGAAAAACAACCTAAAGGTGATGATATAGAAGAATCATTTTCTCAACAACAAATCAAACAAGCATACGGTATATTAAACGACCCTAGATACAAAGCAGGTAATTATTCAGGTGCAGTTGCAGCTATTGAAAAACTTGCAAAAGGATTATCAAAACATCCAGATGTTGCTAACGCATTAAAAAGAGCAAATGAATCAGTAGACCACGATAGTGCTTTTGCTATTTCAGGTGTAGAAACACAAAGACCTACAGAAGATATGCAAGAAACTATTGACGCAGGCGAAGTATCTAAAATGAAAGACAAGAAAAAAGAAGTTGATTTTAAAACTGCTAACGTATCTACTACAGAAGATAAAAAAGATCCAAAAAAAGAAGTTATTGGTAATGAAAAACCAGAAACAAATTTAGAAAATACTATTAGAAATATTTGGAATAAAGCAGCTAATGAAACAACAGAAAGAGGAGACTCTGTACTGTTACCTACAAGAAATGAAAGTAAAATTCCACCTATTGAAAAAGATAATAAACCAGGTGTTAAAATTGCAAAGATAAGAGCGACAAGAGATAAAGAAGATGGACAATCTGATGGTGCAAAAGACCCTACAGCAATGGAGAAACAAATTTTAACTTTGCAAGGTCAAGTAAATGTTTTAAAAGCAAAATTAGAAAATGAAAAAGGTAAAGTAATTAAACCTGTTGCAGATAAAGAAACAGGTCAAGTTCCTTTAACAGTTGGAATTGCAAACAAACTTTTACGAGATAAAGCAGAAAAAGAAGCTGATAAAAAAGAAATTAAAAAAGAAGCAGTCAGTCCTTACAAATTAAAATATGAAACTTTGAGAGCAAGACTTAAAGAAAAAGCTGAAAAAGAAAAACTTGCTAAGAAAAAAGATGAACCTACCAAGGGTAGAACAATGACTGGAAATCCTGCTTCAAAAGTAAATACAGATCCAGAGATAAACTATAATACCTAGGAGGCAATTAGATTATGCCTCTTCCTAAACTCTATTGTGATATGGATGGTGTCTTGGCAGACTTTAAAAAAGGTGCTGAGAAAGCAACTGGCGTCCCTATCAGTAAATGGATGAGCCTCACAAAACAAGACAAGTGGAACCCAATTATGAATGATAAAACTTTTTGGGAAAAACTACCGTGGATGTCAGATGGTAAAACATTATGGAACTATATCAAAAAGCATTCACCAGATATTCTATCAGCATATACAGATAGAGACCCAAATTGTAAACCTGGTAAAAGTAAATGGTGTAGAAGTCAATTAGGTATAAGTGGTGCAAGAGTTAATCTTGTAAAGAGAAGTCAAAAACAAAACTATGCTCAAACAGGATACAGAAGTCCTGCTGTATTAATTGATGATTATAAACCTAATACGGATCAATTTACAAGACGAGGTGGTATTGGTATCTTTCATAGAAATACATCAAATACTATCCGAGAACTAAAAAAGCTAGGTTTCTAGCACACCTTCCCATTATAAATATACACATATATTAAGAATTGAGTACTTTAACATAAAATTTAAAGGAGAGAATAATATGTCAAGTCATACAAATAAAGACGAAGCAGCTGGAGCACCATTATGGGCAACAGCAGCAATCAGAAAAGAATGGTCTAGTGCTAACCGTACTGACCTTTTTAATGACGCAACTGCTGACAATTTCATCACAGGTGTTACTATTGGTTTGTTTAATTACAAAGATAGTGAAGTATCAGATGGAAAAGTTGCTCACGCAGGTTGGAACCTAAAAACAACTGGTTCTGGTGGCAGAGCAGGTCGTGTATCACACGAAACATTAGTCGTATTGACTAATTCAGCTGACGCTTAATAATCAATAACGTAGGGGCAATCCTCTATAGGGTTGCCCTTATAAATAATATTATGATGTAGTCAACTGGCTACAGTAGCATTCCCGAAAGGGTTAATAGGAGAAAACAAATGGCAGATAAAAAAGTCACACAGCTTACCGATTTAGGTAACGCATTAGCGAGTGTAGACCTGTTTCACGTAATAGATGATCCATCAGGCACACCGATAAACAAAAAAGTATCAGCGGCAAATGTATTTAATAACGTACCAACGTTTTTAGGTCTTGCTCAAGCATCCCAATCATTAACAGGCACAGGTTCTGGAACTTTAGTTGCAGATGTAGAAAGTGCAGTTACAGAAGTAGAAGCAACTTCAGGAACAGCGGCAGTATCTTTAGCAGACGGCACAAGCGGTCAAGTTAAAACGTTTATAGATACAGCAACAGCAGGTACTAACGCAATAACTATAACACCAGCAAATTTAAGAGGCGGAACAACCGTAACTTTAAATGCGCCAGGTGAAACAGTTACTTTATTATTTAAAAATTCAAATTGGAACGTAATTGCAGGTCACGGATACGCAGTTGCATAATATATAATATAGGAGATAATTATGGATATAAATTTGGAACAACTTACCTCGGAGAAACTTGGTCTACAAAAAGACTTTGATACTTTAGGTAAAAATATAAAACAAGTTGAAACTGATTTGGGTCAGATGAAAGCAAATTTAAATGCAATCAATGGCGCTATTCAACAAGTTAATAAATTAATAGGAATGGCTGGAGGAGATACAACAAATCCAGTTAAAAAAGAAGATGATAAAAAAGTTTAAGATTTTTTATGAAGATAAAGACTTGGACGATTTTGAGGAAGAAGTAATCGCTGATTGTCCTGAAGAGGACACAGCAAAAGAAAAGGAAAAAACAAAAAATGAAAACGTTTAAACAACATATTACAGAAGACGGCAAGATGGTTGGCACAGCTACATCTAACGCTGTTGAAGATGGTAATTTAGGCGCTCATAACATTTCCGATCCAGAAGTATTAAATAGAGTTAATGCTTTTGTAGGTTCTATTGCAGACGTAGAATTCATTAAACCACAACAAGCGGTAGATAGTTTAAGAGAAAAACTAAACCGAATAGGTTTAACTGTTTCTCCAGTTACAATGGAAGGAACATCTGGAAAAGTTAGTGCGAAAGTTAGTCAATTTGGTGGAAGATTTGGGAAAGATACTGATGGTTCTGATTTAAATGATGATGGTATATCACACAAAAAATCTGGCGGTCTAAATTTAGAAGTTAGTTATGAAACTTTAAAGAACGGTACATCCAAGGTCTACGCTAAGTTAGTGTAGGTCAAAATGTTTGAAGAGATAACCAAAGATAATTGGTTGCTATTTGCAAGCAAAAATTATAGTAATCCTACATTGGAAACCAATGTAGAGTTTTTGGAAGATATTAAAAGATTTAAATATCTTAAAAGGTTATTTCGTAAGTATAAGACTACAGGTGAAGTTAAAATAAGATTAATTATTAATCACATTGTAGTATTACAAAATGTTTTTAGTGCAGATGTAGCGATAACTTTATTATTATTTAAGATAGATAGAGAATATTGGTCAGTATTAAAAACAGTATTGAACTATCTTAAATTACTTTATGAACACGAAATGGGTGATGTTGAAGAAGATGAAAAGATAAAACAAATGTTAAAGGAACTTTAATGGCTAGTAGAGCAGTAGATATGTTAATAACTTACCGAGTAGTTAAACTATTGGTAACACCTTGGGAGAAGCAAGAAGCATTTAAACAAGGTATTATTGATAAAAAAGGTACTGTATTAAGACCTAATAAGACATTAAAAACAACTAAAGATAAAAAAGCATATACTTATTTACATAGATTTGTTTTTAATATGAAAAGACTATTTGCAAAAGTAGGATTAGGTAGTAAGTTTGGTTCTTTTTTTGGTGCTATGGCAATGATATTGAGAGAAGATAATAGATTAATGACACACAAAGACGCTATAGAAGCAGGTGTTGTTTCATATTTAAAAGAAACTAATCAGTATGATAATATGTTAAATGAAGTAAGAGATATACCAGACATAGAAGATGAACCTGTGATGACTTGTTTAGGTGTGGGTATCTATGAACAAAATAATAAACTAGTATCGGAGTACGAATATGCCAAAACATTATAAAGATATGATGGATGAAATCATCAACAAGATTGATGAAGATGATAAAAAAGAAGTCAAAAAAGAAGACGCACCAGCAAATGCAGTAGCACACGGTGGCGTAGATATGAATCCAACAGGTAAGAAAAGAGTTATGGGTACTTTAAAAAGAAAAGTACAAGAGAGTGATGATAACAATAATGTTGTATTGAAAGGTGTTTATAGTGTACTAAATAAACTTGAAGAAAAGATTGATGAATTAAGTGGAGTTGTGAAAGAAGAAATTAAAATTGAAACACCTAAAAGAAAAAAGACTATTAAAGAAAAAGCAAGACTATGAAAAGTTTTAAAGAATTTATAGGTACAACAGGTGTTAGAATAGGAAACTATTCAAATGTACAACCTATAGCAAGTTTAGGTGATGTGCCACCTAAAAAAAGAGCGGGTGGTAAAAATGTTAGGGGTGTTGGATTACACGCAAATTATACAAGTGCTATGAATCAAAGACCTTTTACAAATGCTGCTCCGAAAAAAAAGAAAGACGAAAATACTATGGGTGGTATGGTTCACGTAAGAGGTGCCCAACCAACATCTAGTATGAGAACAAGGAAAAAATAAATGGAACTAATAATAAGTTTAGCAATTAAATTTTGGATGTGGTCAATAGTAATTTTAGTTATTATATTAGGATTAATTATCAATTTATTTGATAAGAAAAAACCAAAGTGTCATAATTTTAGTTATAAAACAATGCCAGTAATGAGACCCATACCAATAAGAACAAAAGGCAAAGGATTTTTTAAAGGAATACTTTTATGGTTACTCGGTGTTAGACATTGGGAAATTGTAGAAGATTTTAACTACGAAATAAATGACGTTAAATACGTTATACCAGCAGGTTTTAAATTTGATGGTGCAAGTATACCAAAATTCTTGCATACATTTTTATCACCAGTTGGAGTACTTTTAATGGGTGGATTGGTACACGATTATGCTTATAAGTATCAGACACTATTAAAAATAAATAAGGCAGATACCCTTGGTATTATATCTCAAAAAAGAGCAGACGAAATCTTTAGAGATATTAATATTGGCGTAAATGGTTTCTATCTTATGAACTACTTAGCATACTGGTCGTTAAGACTAGGTGGCTTTGTTGCGTGGAATAAACACCGTAAAGTCAACGCTAAGATTAAGTAAAAAGGAGAAAAACTAATGGAGTTTATAACAGGAAGAATTAAAGAACTAACATCTTTACACGGTGCAGTATTAATCGGTTTAGGTGTTGTGGTTTTATTTTTTAGTCCCATTGCTAAAATTGCGGCTTGGGCTGCAATTGCTTACGGCGCTTGGGCAATTTTAAAGAAAGACTAAAACAATGTTTGGCACAATGAAAATGGTAATGGTTGTAATAATGATAGGCGGACTTGCTGGAGCAGGTATGTATGTTATGAAATTACGATCCGATAATGCCATTTTAAAAGCCAATCAAATTAAACTTGAAGAAGCGGTCAGCTCTCAAAAGGAGCTGATTGCTAAACAGCAAGAAGACTTTAAAGAAATTTTAAAAGCAAATAAAAAATTTAATGAGTTAGTGAACGCTCTTAAAAAAGATATAGATGATTTAGATAATAGATTTAACAAAGGTGGAAGAGATTTTGGTAAACTTGCAATAGAAAAAACAGAAGCAATTGAAAGAATAGTTAATGGCGCAAGTGATAAAGCAATCAGATGTGTTGAGATAGCAGGTGGGTCACCACTTACAGAAGAAGAAATCAACGCAACAAAAAAATCAGAAATTAATAGAGAGTGTCCGTCAATAGCGAACCCAAATTATGTACCGTATAATAATTAGTATCATTGCTGTTTTAATACTTACTGGTTGTTCAATCGGTGAGAAACGACTTAAAATATTTAAGTTAGAAGAACCTAGGCAGGAGTTAGACTTACAGAAACCTACAATGCCTGAACTAGAAAAGTTGAGATGGATTATTATTACTTCTGACAATGCAGAAGAAGTATTCCAAAAGATGGAAGCAGAAGGACTTGATCCAGTATTATTTGGATTAAGTGATAAAGACTTCCAATTAATTGCAAAAAACTTTGCTCAAATAAGAGCACATTTAAAACATACAAATGATTTACTTGAACAATATAAAGAATATTATGAACCAAGTGATGAGAAAAAAGAAGAAAAGGAGAGTGAATAATGACCGATTCATATAAAGGCGCAGACGGCAATGAAATATATTTTATAGACCATAGATATGACTCAAAATTAAAAAAAAGAGTTGCAGAAAAACGAACCCCTAGAGCTAAAACTGCTATCTATAATTTACAAGGTCTAGCTATGCAACCTGAAGTTAAAAAACAAGAGCAGAAAATTATAACAGCAGTTGAAGACAGTAAAAAAGGAAAGTAAACAATGAAAATATTATGTATATTATATGATGACCCAAAAGACGGAATGCCAAAATCATATCCAGTCAAAGACTTACCAAAATTAGAAAAGTATCCAGATGGTATGACATTACCATCTCCTAAAGGAAGAGATTTCAACGCAGGAGAATTATTAGGTTGTGTTTCTGGTGAATTAGGATTAAGAAAATTTTTAGAAGACGCAGGACATACTTTAGTAGTTACGTCTGATAAAGACGCTGATGGTTGTACAGCAGATAAAGAATTAGTTGACGCAGATGTAGTCATTTCACAACCATTTTGGCCTTACTATCTAACAAGAAAAAGAATAGAGAGTGCTCCAAAATTAAAGATGGCAATTACAGCAGGAATTGGTTCTGACCACGTAGATTTACAAGCGGCTATGGATCATAAAGTTGATGTAGTTGAAGTAACTTATTGTAATAGTAGAAGTGTTGCGGAACATATTGTTATGATGATACTAGCACTAGTTAGAGATTATCACAATCAATATAAAATAGTTAACGAAGGTGGTTGGCATATCGCAGACGCAGTTAAACGTTCTTATGATGTAGAAGGTATGCATATAGGAACAATTGCCGCTGGTAGAATTGGTTATGATATGTTAAGAAAAATGAAACCATTTGATGTACACTTACATTACTTTGATAGACATAGATTGCCAGAAGAAAAAGAAAAAGAATTAGGTTTAATCTATCACGAATCAGTAGAAGATATGGTTAAAGTTTGTGATGTAATTAATATAAGTTGTCCTTTACATCCTGAAACTGAACATATGTTTAATGATGATTTAATTAGTAAGTGTAAAAAAGGTGCTTACATAATTAATACAGCAAGAGGAAAGATTTGTGATAAGGATGCTATTGCAAGAGCAGTAGAGTCAGGACAATTAAGTGGCTACGCAGGTGATGTATGGTTTCCACAACCAGCACCTAACGACCACGTATGGAGAACAATGCCTCATCACGGTATGACACCACACACTTCAGGTACTTCACTATCAGCGCAGACTAGATATGCAGATGGTGTAAGAGAAATACTTGAATGCTTTTTTGATGGTTCAGAAATTAGAAATCAATATCTAATTGTTAAAGATGGAGACCTTGCAGGTATGGGTGCTCACTCTTATACAAAAGGAACAGCAACAGGCGGTTCCGAAGAGGCAACAAAGTTTAAAAAATAATGGATAGCGAAGCAGTATTA